AAGGCAAGGACGGCTGCTCTATAAAACTTGTCAGAAAAGAGTTCGCATTAAAGTGGCTGGATAAGCATTATAGCGAAGCTACGGACTTACAGAAAGCACAGCTCGAGCAGTTAAGAGCACAGACGGATAAGTTAAAAGCTGATAATGATACAAGCACAAATGAAACAGCACAGGATGCTATGGATGCTATTACAGGCATAGTGGAGCAAATGAAACCGCTAGGTGATGATGAAACATGACGCAACCTATGTTACTGCTATCTCCTAAGTTTAAGGATTTCCTGTGTGTTGATACAGAACGGGAATTTCTAGAAGGAGTAACTGCATGCGGAAAAACTACAGTGGGGATATTCAAATTTATGTGCAAGGTTGCAGCATCAGAAATAAGATTTCACGTTATCGCTGGAGCTGACCTTGGAACAGTGGAAAAAAACGTTATCAATGGTGAACGAATGCTCCTTGATCAGTTTGTAAACGTAGCAGATTATCACCCATCAGGGCGTGGTAAGATACGCCTGCCTCATATTGAGTACAAAACGAATAAAGGCACAAAGATAGTATATATCTGCGGATATGATAATAAAAAGCGCTGGCAGAAGGTTCTTGGTGGTCAAGTAGGGTGCGTGTATATTGATGAGGTAAACATCGCTGATATGGAGTTTCTGCGAGAGATATCACATCGCTGTGAATACATGATGACCACATCCAATCCGGATGATCCGTCGCTCCCTATATATGATGAGTTTCTCAATCGTTCACGGCCATTAAAACGATATCGCAAAGATTATCCAGAGGAATTGTTGGATATGCTGAATCAGCCTGCAGAAAAAGGATGGGTACACTGGTATTTTAATTTCAATGACAACGCAGCGCTTTCACAAGAAGCCATAGAGCGCAAGAAAAAGGCAGTGGCACCTGGTACGAAAATGTATAAGAATAAGATTCTTGGCCTACGTGGTCGTGCTACAGGGCTTGTATTTCCGAATTTTAGTAGAAGTAAAAATGTCATATCAAAAGCCGATGCGAAGAAATATACGTATCGGTATTTTACTGTTGGCGTTGATACATCGTACTCAGCGAATAGCCCGGATACCATTGCTTTATTGTTCATCGGCATTACAACATGCGGCAAGGTCATCATACTAAACGAGGAAGTATACAACAACGCTGATCTGAATACACCGCTTGCGCCAAGTGACGTTGTAAGAAGACTTATAGACTTTCTAGACAGAAACAGGGAGGATTGGGGATTTGCAAAAAATGTATTTGTTGACTGCGCAGACCAAGCTACGCTGACAGAGTTATACAAATATAAGCGGACTCACCCGTGTATTTATACATTTAACGACGCATGGAAAGAAACAACTATCATTGACCGTATCCATATGCAGCAAGGGTGGATATATCATTGTGATTATCTAGTTGTTGATGACTGCGTACATCACATCAGAGAGCTGGAGGTTTACAGTTGGCAGGAAGACAAATACGAGCCAGAAGATAGAAATGACCATACAATCAATGCTGGTCAGTATGGTTGGTTACCATTTGTGAAATATATTAGGACACAGGAATAGGAAGGAGTGAGGCAATGAAATTATTTAATAAAGCAAAGAACGTGATAAGAGCATGGCTTGATATCACACCTGCGCAAAAAAACATTTATTATCTGAACGAAACATTTAGCTTTGAGTCAAATGCCATCAAAAATAGAATATGGATGCGCGGCGACCCAGAGGAACTGGATGAGTTTTACAAGCAGTTGCCTAGGGATAATTCTTATTTTTGGGCAGCAAGTCCACGTATTAAGATACGTAAGATTCACTCCGGCCTTCCTGCGCTGATGGTCCAGGTGTTGACTGATATCGTCATACGTGACCTTAACGGCATTGATGTGGCAAATCGACAATTAGATTGGGATGAGATAAGCAAAGACAACAAATTTGACGAGGTGTTGCGTAAGGCAATCAAAGATGCACTGTCCATAGGAGATGGTGCTTTTAAAATATCATTCGACACCAAGCTATCAAAATACCCCATCATAGAGTTTGTACCAGGTGACAAAGTAGAGATTGTATATGAGAGAGGGCGTTTTGTTGAGTGTGTGTTTAAGACAGAGTATAAGTATGCACACAAACGATATGTGCTGTATGAGCACTATGGTAAAGGATATGTCAAAAATGTCTTGACAGAATGGGGCATGGATGACCCGCTTCCCTTGTCGACGATACCGCAGACTGCTAAGCTCATTGATGTGGCCTTTGCCGGGTATAAGCTACCGGACGAAAACGGTGAGAATGAAGGCATGGGACGCTTTGCAATGGCTGTACCATTTAAAATCAAAGATTCCACCAAGTGGGAGAACCGTGGTGAAAGCATCTTTGACAAAAAGACTTCTTCGTTTGATGGCCTTGATGAGATTATCAGTCAATGGGCTGATGCAGTGAGAGCGGCTAGGACAAAACAATACATCCCTGATGCACTTATTCCACGTGACCCGGAAACCGGACAGATGCTAGCGTTCAATCAATATGATGACCGTTTCTTAATGGTCGAAGGAAATATGCAGGAAAAAGGTAAAAACCAGATTGATGTGACACAACCTGTAATACCATCAGAAAATTATCTGCAATCGTATATCTCCTTTCTAGATCTGTGTTTACAAGGCGTCATTTCCCCATCAACATTAGGCATCGACACAAAAAAGATGGATAATGCGGAAGCACAGAGAGAAAAAGAAAAAACCACGTTGTATACAAGAAATATCATCATTGAAGCGATACAAAAAACACTTCCTGAGGTAATAAACTGCGTTATCAAGGCTTTTGATACTTACACAAAAAATTCGAGTGGTAACGATGTCGATGTTACAGTTAATTTCGGGGAATATGCAAGTCCATCGTTTGAAGCGACTGTGGAAACTGTTGCTAAAGCAAGACCAGGCAAAGTCATTATGTCAGTTGAGGCGTCAGTGGATGAAATGTACGGCGATAGTAAAGATGAGGAATGGAAAGCGGAAGAAATAAAACGGCTACGTATTGAGAATGGCGTCATGGAAACACAAGAGCCTGTTATATCAGAGTTTGATGATCTAGGTGGTAAGACACCTACACCAGAAGATTATGAAGGTGAATAATGGCAAAGAAAGAAAAGGACCCATATGCTCTGAGAGATATATTCGCGGAAATGGAGCTAGAGCTAATGGCATCCCTGCGTCGAAACTTTATCAACCATAAGGTAGAGGAACGGGAGCGAGGCTTTAGTTGGGAAATGTGGCAAAAGGCCAAGCTTCGTAACCTGCAGGAGTATCGCAAGGAGACAACCAGCGTCATATACCGATTTCGCAAGCGGATCAGCACTGCGATCGAGCAGGTCCTGCGCAATCACTTTAGTGTCGGTGTGCGTAAAGCTGATATCAAACTGCCGCAGGATGGGGTCAATACCGGGCTTCCAGGCGAAGAACCTCCTCAGGAAAGTCAATTTTTCGGTACGAACCGGAAGAAGCTCGACGCACTTATCAAATCAACAAAAAATGACTTTGAGGACGTGCAACAAGCTGTATACCGCAAGATGGATGACGTGTACCGTCAAACAATCTTTAAGACTGAGTTTCAGCTGTCCAGCGGGGCTATATCACTTGGCAAGGCAATCGATAAGGCTACAGAGGATTTTCTTGCAAAGGGCGTCAACTGTATAGCCTATAAAGATAAAAACGGCGAGATTATGCGCTATGTCAATATAGCAGATTATGCAGAAATGGCATTACGCACAGCAAGCCATAGAGCTACTCTGCTCGGTGAGGGTAGTAAGCGCGACGAATTAGGTGTGCACCTAGTCTTCGTATCCGCTCACGCGAACTCTTGTAAGCTGTGTTTACCTTGGCAGGGGCAAATACTCATTGATGATGTTTTTAGCCATCCTAGCAAGGCGTATATAGCGAGATACAAGGATAAGTATAAGCACCTGTCCGATGCTGTTAAGGCTGGGCTCCTGCACCCAAATTGCAGGCACACGCTTGCTACGTACTTTGAGGGCGTGACAAGGCTGCCAAAACCGCAAGACCCGGAAAAAGCATTACAAAATTACAACAATGAGCAGAAGCAGCGGCAACTGGAACGGGAAATCAGAAAGCGTAAAAAGATACTTGCTGGAACTGTGGAGGATGAAGACCAGAAAGAGGCAAGGGCTAATCTGAGGCAGGCTCAGAAGAACCTTAGAGACTTTCTGGAGGCGCATTCTGAGTTTAAAAGAAATCAGCGGAAGGAGAAAGTGCATGGGAATAAACATACTCTATCCTCAACACTTGAAAACTTCGATGATTCGACGTTGAAAGAAATTGATGAACGTACTATACTGGAAGTGGATAAGGCGCTGGCTAAGATTTATAAAGAATATCCAAGCTTGCAAGGAAT